AATGGCCAGCCGCGGGCGCTTATTGACCGGCAGGATCGAGCTTTCGGTCATCAGGTCGATCCAGCGCCCCTTGGCGTCGATCATCTGCCGCGCATAAAGCGGCAGGCCGACGGTGTTGGCGGTTTCCAGCAGGTTGGCCGGGCCGCCATAGGTGGTGAAGGTGTCGAAGGTGCCCAGCGGAAAGGCGATGCCCTCACCGGCCGGGATCAGCCGCTCCGAGGTTCCATTGGAAAGCGTGACCGAGCCGTTGTATTCCTCAAAGAGGATCCCTGCGAAGGGAAAGGCACGACGCATGTCGTCGCGCAGCGGCTGGCCACCGGTGGCCGAGTAGAACTTGTAGGCGTCCTCTGTCTTGGGATGGCTGATCAGCTTGTCGAAGAACTCCGAGCTGACCAGCGCATGGGCCGTGGTCATGGTCTCGCCCAGCAGGTTGTCCTCGATCCCGCGCAGCACGGTGCGGACCTTGCCCTGGATGTTGGTGCCCGCGGTCCCAAAAACGAAGTCGACCGAGATCTGGCTCAATCCAAACTCGGTGAAGTAGTCATAGAGCGTGGTGCCCGCGCCGTCCTTCACGATGCCGCGCAGCGCGTTCATCTCCATGTATTCGCGGGTCTGGGCATGCTTGCGCCGCATGAGCGTCAGCTTGCGGTTCATCACCTCTACGAGCGGATCGGCCGCATCGGACACGCCCAGCGCGGGCATGCCCTGGATATCGGCGGGCAGGATGACGTCGTCATGCGGGATCCACGGGAGCGCGAAGCTGCGCATCGAGCGCTGCTCGCGATTGCCCACTGTGGCGGGGGCGCCGAGCGGGACCGAGGGCAGAAGGCTGAGGACGCCCTCGCGCTGTTCGATGACGATGGAACGCTGCGTCACGCCCTCGAAGCGGAATAGGCCGATCTGGCCGAGGCGGGTGTAGAGATTGGGCAGGATGTTGATGGCCTGCGTCATCTCGGCGAGCGAATAGCCGCCCGCGTCAAACGGGTTGCGAGTGAGGGTCATAGAATACTCCGGGGGAAGGAAGGGGAAAGACTGGCCGCGCCATGAAACTGACGCGCGGCTGGACCGGTCAGGCGGTGTCGCGGGCGATGATCCCGAGGGCGGCCAACTGGCTGATCTTGGTGGTGACCTTGGGCGCGTCATCGACGCTCGCGTCATAGGCCAGTGCCGCGCGCGAGACGATGGCGGGACCGCGCACGATGACGATACCGACCGCATCGGACAGGGTGGCGTCGACCGCATAGAGCAGCACGGCTGCTGCGGTCTGGGCTCCATCCGAGCCGCCGGAGGTGGCGAGCTTGTACTTGCCGCTGGCGGTGATGCGCCCCAGCACGGCACCCACGGGATAGGCCATGCCGGTCAGCAGCGTGACGGTCTCGCGGGTGTAGTTGGGGTTTACCTCGTATTTGAGGACGTCGCCCATGGTGGGCGGTTGGGTCAGGACGGACATGGCGGAGATCCTGTATCAGAGTGACAAAAGACATTCCCCGCCGCAGGTGTGCGACGGGGGATCAGGTGGGCGGCGCGTGATGGTTGGGCTGAGGTTCAGCCTTTGGCGCCATCCGACGCGGCGCGCTTTGCGGCGGCCACGATCGGGCTTTCCTGCGCCTGCGGCAGGACCGGTGAGGGCGGGGCGGCCACGACGTCGCGGGCATCGGCGGCGGCGCTGGCGCGCTCGATGACCAGCCGCCGCAGAGCTTCGGGCGTCGTGCCCTCCCGCAGGGCTCTCGCGGCGTCGATCGCGATGCCGAGGCGGCCCGCCTGCGCCGCGATCTCGGTGATCTCCGCCGCCTCCTGGCGCAGCCGCGCCGAGACCTCGGCCAGATTGCCCGGCTGCGCGGCGGGCGGTTCTGATGCCGGAGCGATTGCAGGCGGTGCTGCGGCGCCGGGTGCGGGTTCGGCGCTGGCAGCGTCGGAGGATGTCGACGTGGCGGATGGTACGGGGGCAGCTGCCGGGGTGCTGGCCCGGGAGGATGCGTCTGGCGCGGAAGTGCCACTGTTCTTTTCGCGCGCATCATCCGGCTGCGCATCACAGGCCTCCTCTTCTTGCGGCGTGGTCTCCTGGTCGGCTGTATGAGCCATGGATCTCTCCTTTCGAGGGCTGGGAAGGGATGCGCGTCGCGCGCGGGGAAGATTGGTGGTCGGCATTTGCGCGACCATCTGCTTGAAGGCAGCAAAGCCGCGCCCGAGATCGGTGATCTCGTCGGCCAGACCCGCCGCGACGGCGTCGGCGCCCCGATAGGTGGCGGCTTCGGTTGCCATGGCGGCCTCCTGGCTCAACCCCCCGGCGCGTCCGGCCGCGACGGTCTCGGCGAAGAGAAACCGCAGCACGTCGATCTCGCGCTGGATGTCGTCGCGCACGCCCTCGGGCAGTGGGGCGTAGGGGGTCCCGTCCACCTTGTGCCGGCCGGAATGGATCAGCGTGACCTGCACACCGTCCCGGTCGAGCTGCCCGCTCAGATCGGCATGCATCACCACGACGCCGATGCTGCCCAGCGCCCCGGTGCGCGGGAGCAGAATGCGGCTAGCCTGGCTTGCCAGCGCATAGCCAGCCGAGAAGGCGTGCTCGGCCACGAAGGCCCAGACCGGCTTCGTCGCGCGAATGGCACGAATGCGATCTGCGAGATCGAAGACGCCAGCAACCTCGCCGCCGAAGCTGTCGATCTCCAGCGCGACGCCGCGCACTGACGGATCGCTGGCCGCCGTCTCGATCTGGGCGGCGATGCCTTCATAGCTGGTCTGGCCGGAGGACTCCCCGATCCAGCCGCCGCGATGGATCAGCACGCCGGAGATCTCGATCACGGCAATGCCTTCGATGACCGGATAGGGTGCGTCGCCATGCTGGCGCAGGTTTTCAGTGAGGCTTTCAGCGAGGATGCTGGCGCGGGCGGGTAGGGGCGCCGCACCCGCCAACTCGTCCTCATTCGCAATCTCCACCTGCCGCCCCAGAACGCGCGGCCCGAGGCCTGACAGAAACGCCATGGCCTTGGACGGCTCGACCAGCAGCGGCGTGTTGAAGGCGCGCGCAGCAATGCGGGCGTGAAGCATCAGGGTTGGTCCTCATCTGTGCGCGGGTGGTTCTGCGCGGTGTCGTCTGCGTCGTCCGATTGGGTCTCGTCTCGATCATTCCCCTCAAACGGCATGTCCGCTGCCCCCTGCGCGGGCGAGCCGGGGCGGCGAAAATCCAAGCCCAGTGCCCGCTCGCGGGCATGTTCCGCGGCGATCTCGCGGTCGACCTGCTCGGCGTCATAGCCGCGCTCGGCAATGGCCTGTGTCCGGGATTTGAGGCCCGCTTCGATCTGGGCGATTTCGGCATTGGCGTCCTTCAGCGGATCCACCCAGTCCCACTTGGTGGGCAGCCAGTCGGCGGTGAGCAGCCGCGCGCGACTGGCCTCGTAATCCGGCAGCGAAAGCGCCCCCGACAGCACCGCCGCATCCATCCAGCGCGCATAGACCGGTCGGCAGAGCTGGTAGACCATGACCGAATGCTGCCAGGCCGAAACGCGACGGCGGAACTCGATGAGCGCGAGCCGTGAGTTCGAGAAGTTGCCCTTCACCATGTCATTGGCGAGATAGGGATAGGGGATGCCCAGCGCGGCCGAGATCTGCAGCAGCGTGCGGTACTGGAATGGCTCGTAGGTCGCGCCACTGTCGGCCGGCTGGCCCACGGTGACATCCTCGCCGGGATCGAGTCGCACCACCTGGCCCGGGCTGATCTCGACGCCGCCCGGATCCTCATCCTCCGGCGGGGCGAGCGGGTTTTCCGGCGCGGGGGAGGTGACGAACATCGCGTACATCGCCGCGACCTTCTTCCGGTCGAGCTCGGCATCGTCGTACTGGTCGAGCAGGAACAGCTTCACGATCGCCGGGGCCAGTTTCGAGACACCACGCAGCTGGCCGCCCTCGACCGGGTCGATCACATGGATCACCTCGCTGGCAGGCACCCTTACCACCTCACCGGCCAGCCCCGGATCGGTGCTGTCACCGGGATGGCGGCGCAGGAAGTGGTAGGCGACTCGCCGCCCGATCCGGTCGAACTCGATGCCCTGGCGGATGGCGTTGCCGTTTGCCGCCGTCCCGCTTTGCTCCAGCGGCAGCATTTCGGCCGGCAGCATTTGCAGCTGCAGCGGCACGGTGAGCCCGTCGCGTGCGCGGCGCGGCCGAATCCGGAAGAAGACCTCGCCGGCGATGAACACCTCGCGGGCCGCGCGGCGCTGCAGCCCGTAGAAATCCGTCAGCCCTTCGGCGTCAGAATCGTCGGTCCAGTCGAGCCAGAGCCGTTGCAGCTCCTCCTTGCGGGCGGGGTCGGTGATCTTGGAGATCGGCTTGATCCCGTCGCCGGCGGTATTCGCCGCCCAGCTTTCCACCGCGTTCACCGCATAGCCGTTGTTGCGCACCAGCCAGCGGGCGCGCGCGGTGATGTCAGGGCCTGACGCGGCGATCAGCGCGTTGACATGGGCGCGGGTGGCGCGGAAGCCGCGCAAGCGGCGATGGTGCTGGCCCGCATCGAACCCACCGATGAAGGCGCCGAGGCGTTGCCGCCAGTTCATCACAGATCCTTCACAGCATGGGGCCGGACGATGCGCCCAGCGCCACGCTCCATGGCAGCGATGCGGCGCTCGATATCCGCAATCGCCGCGGCCATTTCGGCGTCCGAGCCATATGTCACGCTCTTGCCGTCGTAGCTCACGCTGCGCGTACCGCTGTAACGCGCCGCCAGAAGCGCGCTGTGGCGGGATTTGAGATCATCGAGGGTCATTCAGGTCTCACATGTCCGGGCGTGCGCAGGGTGCATTGCCGACCCACGCTCTTGATGCACACACTTCGGGTGTGTATGTTTCATATGTCGCCGGGGGATCCCCGATGCCGCAGAGCACCACCGAGAAGCAGCGCACGAACATCACGCTCAGTGCGACCAATCTTGCCGCCGCGCGGGAGCTGGGCCTGAACGTATCGGCGATCAGCGATGCCGCGCTGGCCGAGGCCGTGCGCGCGGCGAAGGCCGAAAGCTGGGCGCGCGAGTATGCCGATGCGATCGCAGAGCGTCGCGCCTGGATCGCGTCAAACGGCACCCCACTTGCCGACCTTCAGGTCCTGAAGATCGACTGATGGCGCAGTTCCAGGTCTATCGTGTCGCCGGCAATCGGTTGGTGCTCGATCTTCAGACGGATCTGATCGAGACCGGTACGCGTGTTGTCGCCCCGCTGCTGCCGGCCTCATCCGGGCCGAAGGCCATCGGGCGGCTCGAGCCCGTCTTCGAGATCGACGGCATCACCCACGTCCTGCACACGGCCGAGATGGCCGCCGTCCCAACGGCCGTGATCGAGGGCCAGCGAGTGGCTGATCTGTCCGCCTTCGATTACGCGATCCGCGGTGCCCTCGACATGGTTTTCTCCGGTTTCTGATCACTCCATGTATTTGGGCGTGTTGACGCGCCAGCCGCGCCGCCGGGGCGTCGTGATGCGCCCGGCCTGGGGCTCGGACGGTTTGTCGGGCTCAGCCTCGGAGGCCACTTCGGCGGTCTCCACCCCGGCCTGTGTCTCCAGCTGCCGCCACATCCGCGCGTCGAACCGGTCGGCGCCGAGGATCCAGGCGGCGGCGCGCGCATAGACGCGGGTATCCAGCACTTCGTTGCGCTCGCGCATCTTCTGCCATTCCTGGCGCGCGTAGCCGCGCTTGTTGCGGATCGTGACCAGCTGCTCGGCCACCAGCTGCTTGAGCCACTCGCTGTCGGCCCAGTCGGGCAGGTGAATGGTGCCCGCCGGGGTTGCCGCATCAGGGTCAGACGCGCGTTCGAGCCGCAGATACCGATAGGTCTCGGCCTTGAAGGTCGCCGTGGCCACGCTCCAGAGCCGGGCGCCGCGCTTGAGCTTGCGCCCGTTCACCGTGGCGTCCACGAAAGTGGGGCCCGAGACCGGCGTGGCGCGATTGAAGCCTTCCAGCCCCTTCACGGGCGCCACCTGGGCCGTGCCCTGCTGGCGCGCCCAAGCATGGACGGCGGCGGACTCGTAGCCGGTGTCGATGGCCAGCTTCGCCAGCGTCATCACCGCGCCCTTCTCGTGCACCCATGTCCGACCCAGCAGCGCAGTCAGCGCCTCCCAGCAGGCGGGATCATCCGGCCCACCCGGGATTACGATGTGATCGACGAGCCAGCTCTCCAGACCCCGGCCCCAGGCCCAGACATCGACCTCGATCCGGTCCTTTTGCACGTCTGCGCCCGCGGTCAGGAACAGACCGCCCGCGGGGATTTGCGCCGCAAACACCTCGCGCCGATCAGCCAGCCGCTGCCAGTCCGGGGCCTCGCCGCTCTCGACCCATGTCTCGCCCAACAGTGTGTTGCGCGCCGCGCGCAGCATCTCGTCGGAGCCTTGGGCTGCCAGCCAGTCCTGTGCAATCTGCGCCCAGCTCTTCCAGCCGATCGGCGAATAGAGCGCCGAGAGGTGGAACCCGATGGCCCGGGCATCTGCGGGCACGGCGGTCGCGCGCCATTCCCCCGCTTCCAGCATCGCCGTCTTGTGGTGCTCGGCGATGTGGCGCTCGCAGCCTTCGCAGTGATACATTGCCGTGTCGGGCTGATCCTTCGCCCAGCGCAGGCGCTCGAATTGCAGCCATTGCATATGGCCGCAATGCGGGCACGGCACGAAGAAGCGCCGCTGATCAGAGGCCTCGAACTCGCGCTCGATCCGGCTGAGCCCCCGAATTGTGGGGGTCGAGACCATGAATACCTTGCGCCGATGCGCAAAGGTCGTGGTGCGGGCCTCGGCCAGCGTGACCGGGTCGCCCTCCTCGTCGGCGGAGGCCGGATAGGCGTCGACCTCGTCGAGAAACACGTAGCGCGCCGGCATCGAGCGCAGGCCGGTGGCCGAGTTCGCGCCGGTGAGTACCAGGATGCCGCCCGGGAATTCCTTGGACAGCATCGAGTTGCCGGCGTCGCGCGAGCGCGCGGGCTTGACGCGCTCCTTCAGCGCCGCGCTGTCCTCGATCAGCGTGTCGATCCGGCCGCGCGAGCTGCGCTTGGCCATCTCCACCGTGGGCAGCACCGCCAGCATCGGCCCCGGCGCGTGGTGAATGACGAACCCGATCCAGTTGTTGCCAGCTTCCGTGGCCCCGACCTGTGCGGCCTTCATGAACGAGATGCGTTGCGCCGGATGCCCCGGCGAGAGCGCATCCATGATCTCGCGCAGATAGGGC